ATCTGCAGCTTTAAGCTCAAAAACAAAGGCGCTTGGCGTTGCTGGCGCTGCTAACGTTGTATTTAGTGCGGTGTCAGGTGCAAGCATTGAAGCTATCATTCTGTATCAAGATACGGGAACCGAAACAACATCGCGTTTGATTGCTTATATTGACACAGCAACTGGTTTGCCAGTCACTCCAAATGGCGGTGATATAAATCTAAACTGGGACACCGGCGCAAATAAAATCTTTAAACTTTAGTAGGGGTATAACATGTCAAAATCATTGGAACAAATGTCTGTAAAAGAATTGGAACAAGAAAGCTATCGGCTTACTGAAAAGCGCCAGGCGTTGCGTAAAGAAGCTTTAGCGGTACAAGAAATGCTCGGTAAAAAGAATGAACAACAACGCATTAGTCAGTTGCTTGGTCGTGATGTGCAAATTATAGAGGCTCCATCAATTGATAGTGATGAGGCTGTTGGCGATATTAAATAATAATTAAAATATTACCGCTGGCAAGGATGTTAGCGGTTTTTCTACAAGGATGCGGGCGGCTTCTATTTATTCCTTTCATCATTAAATCTTGCTTGGTCTCTCATATCACGTCTAATCGACGTAAAAATTAAAACTAATGATAATACGGCACCGATTGACGATGCTATCCAGCCTATGTTTTCCGGTAGCCATTCCAGAATTGTACTAATTCCTGTTCCTACTGTTGCACCTGATATGGTCGCGGCAGTTTTGGCATTGTTCGTAATGTCTTGAGCAATTTGCGATATATTCTCTTTCACGTAATTTAACCTTTTTAACAGCATAATAAATTCTTATTACAACAGCTAACACGGCCGCAACAAACGCTATAAATTTTATTGTGTCGGCCACATTTAGTATCCTGCAGTAATGTTGTCATGTTTAATTATACACTATTCGTACATAATATTAGAAAGGGTTTTTGCTCTATTTCCGACTTGATGTGCCCATAGACTATCCATCATCTGTATTGCAGCTTCTTTATAATCATCTTCGCTTAGGGCCTTAATCATCTTTTTAAAACCAAGTACCCTCGGCAAGCCCATATTAAATATCATCTCGATAATAACGCCTTGTCTGTCCGTATCCAGTTTACGATACCATGGGAATTGTGAAGCCGAGTTTGCCGCGATAAGTATGTCATGGATAAGCATTATTTCAGCTTCTTCTTGCGTAATACCGTTATCGTCTAGATTTCGACCATAACCGATTGTTAGTTTGCCAACCGTATCTTTATATGGATTTAGTCTAAGACCCTCGTGCCGCTTAATGCGTTCTATTAATTGATTCATTTGTCTTTTTGCTTAGACCCGTGGCTTGAGCCAAACCAGAATTGTAATATCATAGGCATGGCGGCCGTTATCACACCAAATACCATCGCGTCAAGGTTTATTTGACCTGTGGCTTGAAAATAAGCCAACGTAAAATAACCGACAATAAATACAATCGAAATGACAATGTGAGGGCGCATATCTGTTTTAGCGAGTCCGCGTGCATCTTTTCTATCGTCGATGACTAATGATTCTAGCTGAATGTCAAGTTTTTTTAATTCTATTTTAAAATCATTTTCAACTTGTTTGAGTTTCATTAACGCATCAGGATTGCCTGATAAAATAACTTCACTAACTGCCTGCTCGCTTGATTCAACGCCTAACGCTTTAGCTGCCATGTTTACAGCCATGCCCGCCATTGGGCCGCCAAACGCTGTTGCGATCGTTGGCGCGATTGTTGCTAGTGTCTTAACCCAATCCATTATCTATACTCACCTGGAAGTTGTCTTCGTTCAACTTCGCTCATATATGCGCCTTTGCAATGATCCTCTTGAAGAAAAAATAGCAAATTTATGAAATGATATGATTTAAGCCATAGCGTATTTTTTTCTCGCATTCTATAGCAAAGTGCTGAAAATGTTTCATCGGCATAATGAATTCTGTTTACGGCCAGCAGCAAGACCAGTCCTATCACTGTTGATAATAATTGGTCTATTGCTATCAATACCTGTAACATCTGTAATTTTACTCTAATCATCATAACGCATCCTTAAATGGTGACATAGTGAAAGCAAAGCCTTTGTTTTCAGTTGTTGAATCATGGCTCGGCTTGATTTTAAACCCAATTCTAATTCTTAACCCTATTCGGTTCGACCAAGGATACAGCCAGAAAGCATAAAACCCATACCATGCTTGACCCGTATCTCTTGACGTTGCTTTAACAAACTGCCAACCTTCTCTTCCTATATTGTCAGAAACCACATACTTTCCAATATAAGAAATATCACATATCGAAACAGGGCACGAATACAGTTTAGTGTTTCTCAAGTTATTAACAGGGTTACGCCATATTAACCATACAAGTTGAGGCAGAAACCTTTCAGGCTTAAAATCCCACCGCTTGGCCCACCACCCCCGCTTGTCTCCCAGTGTTCCATCATGATCGTTTGACCAGATCCAAGCCCAGTTTGGGAGTTTTCGCATTTTCCAATTGCCTTTGTTTGCTGGATTTCTAAATGGAATAGACTCCCCCGTATCTTTAGCAAACAGAATAGCAAGAGGCACCACTACAATGCTTAATAAAAGTAAAGGTATTTGTAGTGTTGCTAAAAATATAGATTTAATTAGCCATTGTGTCCAGTCTTTTAGTGTCATTTGTTTTTTACCAGGCGATTAAGTCCAGTTCTGATTGCGTCGATGCCGCGTCAATTTGACTATATAAATCATTGCGTTTAGCTAATTCAATTTGATATGCATTAGCTACTAACAACACAACGCCTGTCGTGTCGGCAATAGAAAGATTATGCGGCGTATTGCTGTTGTCGTACAGCGTGACTGTTGTTTGTTGTGCTGTTTCCGCTAGGCGTTTAGCCGCGTCTAATTTAATGGCACTTTCAAATCCGCCGTCCCAATCTACGCCGTTATTGTCGGTAACATTCGACGTAGAGGCGTTATTAAATGCCGTTCTAATTTCTACGCGCTTCTTATTTTGAGCATCAACTAGAACAAACGGCGGTATATAATTAATCACTGTTTGAGTAGCAATGTCATATTTTTTAGTTTGCGGATTTTGTGACAGCTCCAGCGCATCTGGTTTTGGAATATCAATTGCATTAGTTGGAGCGTTGCCTAACGGCCACCAATGTTCAAAACGTCCATCTGATTTTAATGTTATTTTCATATTAAGTCCCCACTGCTAAAAAAGCGAATCCCGGAGTACCAGCGGCTGCTTTAGATTTAAATTGGCTAGTTGATATTTTTTGTACTGAAATTTGATCTATTGTTGATGTCCCTGCGTCTGTTGCATAGACTTGAAAATCCTGAGACGGAAAAGCTATAGGGTAATTATGTGTTGTTTCGCTAGTAGCAGCAACGAATAAGCCCCACTGGATCACAACCCCTCCTAGCCACGACGGAAAAATAATATATCCGTTAGTTGCAAAAAGTGAAGAAAACCCAAAGCGCATTTTTAACGGTGTTACAAAACGATTATCAACAGTTCCGGCATTCGTTTCCGCTTGTGTCGCAATACCTCCGACAATATCAAAATCTCCATTTGTAATATTATATCGCAGTCTAACAATATCACCTGCAGTGAGGGCACCCGCAGATGAGCTGGATGCTATATTTTTAACACCTAGCCCCGCAACATTTACAGTTGATGACCCAGTGTTAGTATTTCCTACAATAAACTCCGCCTCTAGACCGTCAGTGTATGCTGTTGGTGATTGTTTAGAGCCGACAGTCGACAGCACATATGCATTGGCCGCGCCACTATCAGCGTAAAATGTTCCGTTAGCTACATAGCCTGCGATTGCTTTACCCAGCTGGTTTAGATCACCGCCCGATAGCGTAATACCCAATCCTTCAATAACATTTTGTATTTCACTTGGAACGTTATTCCATTCGGCAGCAGTTAATGTGCTCCCTGTTACCTTGTCATTTAAATCTAACATTTTTTAATCCTTATACTTGTTTAAATATAATATCACAATTAGCCGGCTTTAGCTTAGTAAATAAGCACTCTAATAATGCAATAGTGCCATCACCAAAAGTTATTGGGAAAACTAACGGAAATCGATTTGCTGCTTGTACTGTAAATCGTACAACTATAGTGAATCTTGCTTCCTTAACTGTTTTAAACATCACGATTGGAAACACTAAAGGAAATGTTATTTCATCAATGCCCGAGTTTACGGTGACAGTAGCGCCTAATGTTGTAGCTAAATCGACAAAATCCTGCACTGTTTGCACGCCAAGAGAGGCTAATTTGACTAATATATCACGCCGTCGATCTGTTAGCGATCCAGTGGCTGTAAAGCAATCATCGGGAATACCCAGTGCTGATTCCCATTCTTCAATAAATTTAATGGTTTGATCTGGTAAAATCTGCTCGCTATATTCTATTAATAGTCCGTTTGAGCGAAATAATTCACCCGCCATGCCTCGAAGAAGCTTCCTAAAATTACTATCAGATACGTGAGCCGATGCAAATAGAATGCCTCCAGGCAAATAGTCGGCCAGACTATCTGTATATTGTTCTAAATCTCTACGCTCAAATAATGACATTAACTGAATACCACATTTCCTAATACACCTATTTCGCCGGTAGTTATTGTGACGTCACCAGAGGGGGCGCTCAATGTAAACGTTTTAACTTCATCGCCTGTATCTGTATCAACAGTATTAAAAATTGCTGAGCGATACGCATCCTGATCAATATTAACGCCAACTTCTGTATCTTCTGCAAAGAAAGCTTGTAAATTAGCAGTGATAGCGCTCTTCATTGTAGACGTGTTCGGGTTTAAATCAGTAAATGTAAAATCAACAGTAACAGCCGATGGAGCTGCAACAACAACATCAATATTGGCGGTATTTGCTGGCACTATTTCTAATATTTTATTTTTAACCGTTGTTACTTCAGATGATGCCGGTATTGGGTCTGCGTCATTATCACGCATAAAATAAGTCGTCACTGTGCCCAGCGCGATAGATATTGATGAGCTGATAGTACCAGTGGCTGGAGTTGCCGGATCATTTGCTACTACATAATGAAACACAGTCGTTGATTCCACTAAGATAATTGAGTTTGTAACGTTATAATCGTTTTGATCCGCACTTGTAATTGTTACCGCTTGACCGCTTGATATATCTAGCGGTGTTGATAACGTCACTGTTGCAACATTGCCGACTCTAGTTATTGATGAAACAGAACTAGTACCGATAACTGTGCCTGCTTTTTGAACGAATACACGAGTAACGCCCGCCACTTCTTTGGCTTTATCAATAATATCTGACTCATTAAAATGCGCGACTGGGTTTTGTATTCTGTCAAGCATTCTAAGCCTTAACGATGCGTCGCTTTCTTGGTCTGTACCGCCGCCAACTGCCCCAAAATCAACGGTTAACGAATCATCTACATTAACAATTGGGCTTTGCAACGATAATTGTTCACCTGCGTCCAAATTAGTAGCGGCGCCAAATAATACAGATTGAACGGCAACGCTGGCAGAGGTAAACGCGGCCAAGATAGTGCCGGTTGCGGGCGTTGAGGGCGTCCCTGTGATCTGATATTCAAACGTGTTTAATCCTGTGACAGTAATTGTTATATCAGTAACATTGTATTCAGTCTCTACGGCGCCTGATATAGTAACTGGCACATTATTTGCTAGTCCATGATCGCTAGTAGTTGTTACGGTTGCAATCTGTCCTGAACGCGTAATGCTTGACACGCTAACAGATTGAGCTGAAATAGTAGTACTACTGGTTGATGTATAATTGCCGTCAGGCGTCGTTAGCACTGTTCCAGCTGGGATAGTTCCGCCCGCTGTGCCTGTTGCAACAACATTGCCAGTGGCCTGTGTTGCGGCTAGTCGCTGTTTACCCCATATAGCCGCCCAGCGTTCAAGCTCATTTCCTGTCGCTGTGTCCATGAAGTTTTGAACAATTGCGGCTTCAAGTTGGGTATAAAAATCAAACTGACGATTTGCAGATGAAGTTATTAATGCATTCAGCCAAGAATTTTTAAGGAATGGATTAGACTCAGGCAGCTCTCGCTGGACGTCTGCTTTTGCCCTGTTTTCAACTTCTGCCGCTGTTTTTGGTATTTCAATAGTCATTTAGCGTATCCCTGTATTCTGCCACAAATCTAAGAAGCGTCGCTCAACCCTTGATCGACTACGACGAATTATAATCTCAAGTGTTATTTTACCGTTTTTTACTGTAGATGTCACTTCATCAATTGATACTGCAAAGCCATCGTCAACTAACCACTGCAACGATTTTCGCGCTTCGTCCTCGATACGATTCAGATTAGAGCGCGTAATGCGAGCCTGTTCAAATAACCATAGCTTTGAGCCGTTTTCAAAATCCTTTCCCTCGTTACCTATCCATCCACGTCTAAGCTGCGGTTCGACTACTTCAGATGGTGCGGCGCGACGCTCGCCTAACAAACTATACAATAGACTAGTGTCAAAAAAATCATCTGTCAAAATATCGCCATTTGTGTCAATAGATATATCGTGCATCTGGGTAGCTGGATCTACTGTTAACACTGCGTCTGTGTCATTTGCCATTATAACACCCCTGTAATAGTTGCTTCTGAATTACCAGCTGAATCATTGGGCTGAGCGTGTTGATGCGTATCATCAATGACCTTACCATTCGCTTTAACTGTGCCCGTGAATGTTGTATCACCAACAATATTCACATTTGCTGTAATGTTTACGCTTGCCGCCTTGATATTTATATCTTTTGTGCCACCCGTTCCAGTTTCAATATCAAGCTCACCGTTTGCCCGCCATATTATAAACGCATCTGTAGGTGGATGGTAAAACGCCACCTCACTGCCTGCAAGCTTTGGTCTATCTTTAGGTGTCCAAGCGATGGCCGCTCTATTATCTGGATTTCCTTGAACTGAAAACATTAGTGCTAAAGAATCAGCGGGAACGTTGCCGTGTATTCCGTACGGGAACACAATTAACCCATCGGCAACTTTTCCAAGGTATTCCATTTGCTGCGTTGCAAACTGTTTATCGTCTGAACCAGTGCTGGTTATGCGCGCCCATCTCAATAAATCTTTTATTGCTTTCATCAGAATAGTACTCGTCTGAATTCGATGACTCTGATACCAAGACCAGTTGTCGGCTTTTTCTTACTAGATTATCAAAAGCTTTTCCCTTCTGATTAACGGCAGATTCGAGGCCAGTATCACCCGCGTTATTCAAAGGGGAAAAGCTAAACTGTGAAGCAAATTTATATAAATTAAATCTGCCCGTTGTATCAAAAGAGAATGAACTGGATATGACGTTATTATCCGATGCACCGATTATATGCTGAATACCGCCTATGGCCTGTGTCGTTGACCCGCTAGTAATAACTACGTCACCATCACCGTTAGATGTCAAAAGCACTTGTCTTTTTCGGCTATATTTCTCTATAAAGTCAAACGCGTTATCACTAGCCTCCGCTGCTACTTGATCTTGAGCTGGATTAAACGGTTCTGTTGTAACCTCTTCAATAACTTTTATTTTGTCTGCGGGCTTTATGTCTTTATTACTAATATCATCTATTGCTTTCTCAATGATTTGTTTTAGCGTTAGCGATTCGCCGCGTAACTCAAACCCGCTCAAATTACTGTCTAATAAATCCGCCGTTTTATCGCGTCCCTGCACCATGATGGTGTGATCGCCCGCATCATATGACACGTCTACAATCTCAATAAAGCCAGTTAAAACAGGATTACCATTGACTATGACGCGGCAAGGCTCGCCGCCTTTAAATGGCAACGGCTGCCCTTCTGCTGCGACAGCTTCGAAACTAAACGCATTTGATAACGCATCAAGTCTTATCTCACAGCTAGCCGCCGCAAAATTATCATATTGAACGCCGCTTACCTCTAACTGCATCGTCATAATGTTAAAATCTCAACCTCACCATCTACAAATGACACATCCGAGATATTATTTAACCCGATAATATCATCCGCACTTTTTGATTCGCCGTAATATTGGAAGCTGAGCACTCGGGCCGGTGTCGTATAAACATTTACGCTGGTTATCTGCTTTGCAATAGTTTTCTGTTCATCAAAGAATTTTTGCACAACTACCCGCATATCAGTGATGGCTGCAATAACCTCATTTGATACGCCCGATGTAATAACACGCTGGTATTGAACCTCTAGGTCATCAGCGGCTTGTTCAATCTCCCTGACATTATCAAATTTAATTTGTGCAACGTTCACATAAGAAAAACTCAATGCTAAGGAATTCATCGCGCCATTTAGTACAATTCGATTCTGTTGCCTCTCAATACGCCCCGCCGTTGTTGGCTGGATGTCATCTTCGTCGTTATTGCCAAATCCAAACAATCCCTTAAATGCTTTCGATGTGTTTTCAGCCGTTGCAAACAGCCCATCTATATTTGAAAATAAATTGCCGACACTGGTTGCTAGTGATGATGGGGCTATTATTAAACTGTTTACATCAGCTGAAAAGCTGCCTATGAAACTATTAAACTCATTTATTTTATCAGAAGTAGCGCTTATGAATGATGTCGCGCTGACAGCCGAATCAATTATTTCATTAACTTTTGTGACAGCATCGCCAAAATTATTTTTAAATTTTGTTATCACGCCAAAATCATTGGCAACAAAAGCATTGACGGTGCTCGTTACCGATGAATTAAGTTGTGCTAACTGCGACAATGATGTAATAGTTTGCCGTGGAATACCCGTATCGCTGGATATTTCAAATGTAACGTTTAAACGAGTCCTGCCGAAGTCGCTAAAATCTTCATTGAGGCTATAGGTTGTTGCAACTACGTTTTCAATACGCCCCGCCGTTGTTGGCTGGATGTCATCTTCGTCGTTATTGCCAAATCCAAAGCCATGTTACAACGCCGCCTCCATGTTCACGCCCATATTCAACCCTGCCCGCTTGCCAGTTGTCTTGCTTTTGATTGATTCGATTACACCTTCTGGAGCTCGTAGGTTGACATTTACGTCCGTTTGTGATCTAACGGGTGTGGTTGGTGCTAACAATGCTTTGATTGTTGACACGCCACCATTGAATATATCTCCGCCTATTGATGTTAATAATTCCTTTGCTTTAATCAATGGCGCTAATATTGCATCTATTTTTCCACTTACAAAATCAATGGCCGACTGAAAGCCGTCCTTGATGCCCTGCCACACTATCCCAAAGTTAATGCCTATTTGCTCAATAGTTCCGCCTATTGCATCCGATACAGCTACCCAGTTCGATTTTAAGAAAATAAACGCGCCAACCAAGGCTCCAATTGCCGTAACTAGCAATATAACAGGTACAGATATGGCGCTAAATGCAAAAGACATGCCAGCTAGAAGAAGAAGAATCGGCCCCACTACAGCGACAAGCCCCGTCATTATTAGAATAAACTCTTTCATGGGCTTGGATAGCCCGTTAATCTTTTGAACTAATTCCGTTATGGCAATAGTCATAGTTGTTGCAATTGGTAGCAACAAAGTGCCAAAAGATTCTTTTAGTTGTTTTGTCCTTTCTTCTGAGCGACGAACAACATTGGCGTAGTCATTCCATGTCCGGCTTACATCGCCAATCGCTTTTTTACTTTGTGATGTAGCCACCCTTAATATCGTAATTGCTTTGGCCTGCATTTCAGTTAGCCCGCGACTTTGTTGCAGCGCTTTTACTTGTGCTTTAAATGCAGGATCATTTTGTCTGATAACAATACCTAGTGATTTTGCGCTTTCAGTTTCGCCTAGCAATGCCTTGGTGAGCGCCTCACTTGCTCTGGTTGTCCCGCCTTCTAGGTTTTGGAATGACGCAAGATCGGCAGCCAGTCCGTTTACTTCTCTAGATAAGTTAAGCGCGGCAGTACCCGTAAAACCAAAACCGACTAATAAATCGCCTGTGTCACCTATTAATTTTTTAGATGTGGAGCTCGCTACGCCAAAACTCTTCGAGAACTCTTTCGCAACTTGATTTGCTTTTCCTTGCACGTCATCGAATACTTGGTTGAACTTGCTCGCTGTTTCCGTCGCGTCTGAGGCGGCGCCAATCATGGCCTTGCCCATCAGGACAATTGGAATAGTTACCGCGGCAGTTGTAGCAGCGCCCATCTTGGCGAGACTTGTTGATACTTCACCTACTTTTCGACGTAGTTTGGCAAGTCTATCCGTTAGCTTTTTAAACTTAGTATCTAACGATCCTAATGCGCGCTTTACTTTGCTGGCTACACGACTAAAACGATCCTGGAGCTGAATTATAAAACTTACTTTATTACCCATGATTCGCCTTATCTATTTCTTTCTTTCTATCAGCATTTATGATGTTCGCGCATTCAACAATACTGAAAAATTCATCAATCGGCATATTAACCAGTTCTGTATAAGTGATGCCGCCCTCAAAAAATGACGCTATTTTACAAGCTTCTAATCTATGTTTATTTACATCCCATCCATTAGGGATGATGCGATAAAATTTGCGATATATTCTCCTGCTATTTTCTCGAAGTCTGCCAGCTCCATCTCTTCAATTAATTTTGCTGTCAACTTTTGCTCGCCATCTAAAAGCGCAGCGCCTGCTTTAAAAAGCTCTGCACAAAATAAATATATTTTGGTCATATCGCATGATGACTGCATCATTACCGCAATAGCTTGACCACCCGTTATTTTAACGTCGCTTTCATTATCGGTGGTGTCATTAGTCGCTTTTGATGCGTCGATGCTAGTTACTGCCGAAATAAACGCTTGCTTTATGGGCAAAAAATCTTTGAGCTGCTTAAAATTGGGCGCTGTTAATTCAACAAAGGTGCCCTCTTCCATATTGCCTTTGTGCGCGTAACTAATGGGTTTGCTTAAATCTACTGTAACTTTCATTTTCTGGCCTCGCTTTTTAGAAAGATTGGGGCCGAAGCCCCGTTAAATTATTGTGCTGGATTACTTTTAAATTCAACCTCAACTGTACCGTCTGTTGATAAATTAACTTCAGGATTACCTTGTACTGATGCTTGCGTGAAGATTCGCGTAAACTGTGCGCCACCTGTTGATGATTGAAGCTCTACCACGTTATTGTTCAGGTTGGACTTCCATTCCCTTACTAGCTTCACACTATCTTCAGTTGACGGTAAAGAAAACTTCACCATGCTAAATTTAGTGGCTAAATCTTCAGAAAATACTTGCTCGGTCTGTCCGCCGCCCACGACCGCATTTCTGACATTATATTCGCCAAATCCATCATCAAATGATAGTGTATTAGCTTCATACGCGATAATGTCATTATTGACAAGTATTGCTACGTTGTTTAATTGATTGTTTGCCATTTTTAAGCTCCTGTACTAAATGCAATTTTCATGGTGGCCGCTATCTCACGAATCTGAGTAACAATCGGCACTGTCATTTGAATAGTTACTTTGCCAAGCGCCTTATCTAATGTGATAACAAGATTATCATTAAAGAAGTTAAGCGCGTTCTCGCCTGATTCTAATAATACAAAATTAGGGCCGCTTAAATCTTGGTATAGTCGTTTCAAGAATGAACGTATAACGAGCTCATTCGCCATATCGCGACCTTTGATAATATCGCCTTCTGTTAATCTAGATTGAGCAAAACGAGAGCGTAAATTGTTAAAGAAATATTCACGTGCTTGGCTTGATGTATCAACAAAGTTCAAAAATGTAAATGTAACATCTGGATTGCCCGCAACGTCTGTTTTGTAAGTGGTTACAAGCTCGCCGGATATTACGGTGTTATTCGCTCTATTGTTACCAATAACTGAAACACCGTTATCTTTCAAATCTTCAATTTCCGCATCATCAAATCCGCGACCTGTTTGCATAGGAACTAATTCTGCAAATGGCGTATTGAAATATGGTTTAGATGCTAACGCTGGGCCACCAAAACTATCAAGCGGGCCGTTTGCAGTGATAACCAAGTCTGCAACGCTAAATCCATCAGTGTCAAGCCTAAGTCCTCTGAAGCCCGCCCATTGAGCCGCTTCAACCATTGGTATCTCAACAATCGCAGGCCCTGAATAATTTGTTTCAGTTTCTTTTTTGTCGCCTATAATCACCAAGCTTTGACTATTTAGTGCAGCGCCTAATGCTTTAAGATTCGATACAGTATCGGCCAATGCTGTGAAGCCCACGCCGTCAAGTACTTTACCATCTGCATTAAATCGCGCGTCCAATAATGTACGTAATTCAGCAGTATCATTAGGATAAGGCCATACAATCGCCTGATAGCGTTTATCACCAATCACATCAAATACAGCGGTCAACGTTGGATCGGTTGCACCGCCTGACATACCAGCTACCGCTGTAGTAGCGCCCGCTACAGAACCGCGTACCTCAAGTGGGATGCTGTTTCCGTACGTTCCTTTGTTGATTGCTGTTAACGTTACAACACCTAAAGCGCTAGAAGCCGTAACGGGAACATCAAGATCAGCATTAACAGCCGTAACAATTGCCGAAGCAATGGCAGTTTCATTGTCACCCGATGACACCGCAACACTAAATTTATGATTACGTTCTGAGCCAGTGATAACCGTTAACGTGCCAGCCTCTGTAGATGTTCCGGTTACTGTGATAGTGCCAGTTGCCGCAACGCCCGAACCGTTATCATCTAATGCGATAGCGTCAACCTGTACTTGCTGATTGCGCTTTTTATTAGCTCGAATCATTGTTGCTAACATGCCATCTCGACCAAACAATGCATCTTCTGCACCGCCATTTGCGATAGCCTCGACTAGTGCGCCCGCTGTTGCTGATCCCGCCGATGTTTTCTGTCCGATAAGCAAAATACGCTGCTCAGTATTTGCAACGACTTCTGACGCGTTAACTATATTAACAGTAGTTTTTGGCTGTAAAATTGTGGTGGTCATTTACTTTTTCTCCTTCGTGGTTTTTTTGCGTTCAGTAATAATTGAAACACAATTATCAATTGTAGCGTCTTTTAACCGCCTGCGCCAAAACTTGTTTAATGGTACGCCTTCGCTATCGCATGCTATCTCGATAGTGCGCCCCGCTTCATATCCTGCTAGTGATGTATTTAATTTTAGTTTCATAATAATGGCTCGTCGTCCAGGTCTATGTCAGTTGTAATTATACCAGTTCCCACATCATGCGCTTGTGTCATTGATATATCTCTAAACGCAACATCTTCATCAGCACCTATTGTATCATTAATTCCGAATAAAATGGTCATTTCGAACGTGTATCTATGGATATAAAACGCATTATTGTATCCGTGGAACCCGTGCTCATTGAACATTAGGGAATTATATTTACCATTAGACATTAAACTATCGAATTTTGCAAATAAAATGCTTTGACAAATCGGCAGCAATAGCTCTTCTGCTCTGTCCCGTGATTTTCGACCTGATATTTGTCCAGATGTCGGGATAAACACAAATAAACTCACGGTCTGAGTGACAAACTGCTTAAAATGATTGGTGCGTTGTATGTTGTCCGTGCCGTCAATGTCTAAAGTTCTGCTCTTGTTCGCCACACCATCATTCATTACCACGTATAACCATGCATCATTTACAGATTGCTTGGTATAGCTTTCAATGGCCCGCTCATCTGTTGCGGCGCCTGATATCCTAGGTGCCGTTTTAGCTGTTATCGTACCGGCTGCCGGTGTAAACAGCGTGCTATCTGCAATCTCATAAGTGAACGTTGTAGTCGTTGGCACTGTCGTTACTTTCTTTAGTCCGTTGTAACTTTGCAGTGGACTAGAGCCGTTGAGGAGCAAAGGAGAGCCTGTCACGCTGGTTGGGCCACTATCAACAACCTGGAACGTAATAGTCCTACGGTTTTTTACCCGTAACAATGTAAATGTGCCGTTAAATTCTGGCTCTGTAGCCCCATTAATTTCAACGGTAGTGAACGCGCCCTCTGTCATATCGTGGTCGGTAGCTGTCACCATTGTTGCTATGATACCAACGCGTGCAATACTGCTAATATCAATCGGTGTTTGAGCGCCTACAATATTAACCGATTTGCCAACCGTCAAGCCATGCGCTGTAGTTGTTGTTGCTGTAACAGTCGTGCCGCTGCGCGTTAATGAGCTAACCGCAAATGACGTAGTAAAATCATCTACTAGCTGTGGCAGCTTTGCCGATAATTGTAAGATAAAGTCTTTTGCTCTCATTTCAACGCTTTTCTAATTTCATTTTTAAAATGCTGTGTTAAATTGCCTTGTTGTGAGTTTAACGCATTTTTTAAACTTGGACGCGGTTTCATTTTAGTAGTGCCAAACTCAACAAATTTAGCATAATCAGGCGCGGTTTTCCCACTGCTAACGCCGTATCCGAACTCTATTTCTTTAGTTCCACGTAATTGAAAGCTCAAAGATCGTCGCAATGTGCCAGTCATATTTGCATGGGACTCACCCGCTGCCGATGATTTATGCCTGCGCTTACGTCCGCCCGCTATTTTACGAATATAAACCTTACCTGATTTTGAGCCTTTTAGTATTTCCCTGTTAGCTTCTGACCTTAAAGACTGGCCAGATCTAAACATGCCTTGACGCAATCCTCGCTGGGTTAGTTTTTCAATTCCCTCAATTCGACCAAATACCTTATCATTACCACGTGATGATATAAATTGAACCGTCATGATTTACTTGCCTCTACCGCGCCTTTGTCAACACAATGCAACAACATAAAGTCGGATCGCTCATCAAGATTTTCAACAATCAATATATCTAATCGTCTGCCGTCTGTCAATTTTACCCATGTTTCAGCCGTGACGGTTGAATCAAAGTTAATGTATATCCAGTGAGTTATATTTTCCTCGGTTGATACGCCATCAAAAAATGTCTTGCCGCGCACCGTTTCAATCAATGCCCATACAGCGGGGTTAGGCGCTGTAAACTGTTCGTCAAAATCTACAGTGTCAAAATCAGGCGCTTGAATAGCTCTGTTTTCCAGCGTGATTTCATCTTCCATGTCACCAATGCAGATATTGCGGCGCTTTTTGCGAATGGATTGGCGTACCGGCATAACTAAGAGAATCCTCTAATAAGAAATGTGTGCTGATTTATCGGTGTAAAATTATCACTTAACACGATTCTAACGCGATCGCCAAGATCCCCATTCAGCCGTAGCGCGGTGGACCTAGGGCCAGGCGCAAAATCTACCGCCTTAAATGATGTTGTTAGTGTATCAGCCGTGCCTGCGAAATCAATTACTTGTGAGCTTGTACTGCCGCCAAAATTGATTAAATCGTGATTTGTTTTCAGCACTGTATTCAGCAAACTCACATCCGTGCCATTGAGTGTTGCTCGTACATCTACGCCCACAGTGAGCGGGCCAGTCACATTTCCATAGTCACCTTGGTTTATTTTGGCGCCTGCAGCTATCGCGATTTGCAATTCAGTGATTTCATGAATAGATCCAGCCGGCGCCTGAAAAAACGCTTCCACCGACGTCACGGAATAATCTGCATTGAAATTAGTCACGCCTGATTGAGTTCCGTCGTCACTCAACAATGCAATAAAAAAATCAACAGGTTGATATTGTCCGTTTGTCTTAGGCATTAGTGTACCTCACCCATGATATTAACGCGCCGGAGACAGAATAGGTAATACTGTCAGTATCCGCATGTTCAACTCTGACACGATATGTCCGCGGCAAGATATCCGATGCTTTTAGGTCGGCCACGTCGGGAATGGATGGAAAAATAGTCAGCACATTCGTGGCGACTGTTGTGTATGAGGCGCTTATCAGAATATCGTAATAATTCCCGCTTACTGGATCTTTGCCCTGGATCTTAACTATGATTGACGGTGTTGCAGTAACCGCACTTATGTCAACAACAACTTTAATGCCCTTCGCATTGCGGTTAACAAAATCAGCACTGTTTACTGTAGCGGTACGCGCCGCGCTTGGCAGAATAATCTCTTCTGAATTGCCGACCTCACCGAAAAAGCTAATGCCAGGCGTCACTATAACGGATGAATTTGCTCCAATTGAACGAGTAAACATCTGTTGCCCTGGCGACAGATTATAACCAATCCCAGTGCGTGCGCGTAAATTATGCCCAGTGGTGACGGTGGATGACGGCAGCGCAGATGATTCACGGAATACAATATTGTTACTGCTTGAGTTGGTTACCCATCCCGTTGTGCCGACAGAAACCTGAGTCCAGTTGGCCGTTGTTATTTGAGTAACAATAGTATCTGCCATGTTATACCCTCGATATTCTAAATTGATCTAAAATTATCGTAACGCCCGCGCCATTTATAGCGGCTTTTACGTCTGGACAATCACCACGATTGCGATACCAAAACGCCACCGTTCTTTTAATAGCGTTTATGATTGACTCTTGATTTTGATAGCCTTCGGTTATAAATCTAATCTCTATAACTTGCTCCCTATTATCTGTATCAATTGGCCATTCTTTATTTTCGTTGAGTAATATTTCAGATGATTGTGCCAGCTTTTTAAGATAGTATGTTGCGGATGGTACGGTTACTAGTGACCCACTGACCAGATGTTTAACAGTTGTAATAGAATCGACGGGATCGCGCCTTAATTCGATGCGATCAGTAAATTTATCAAGCAATAAGTCCCATGTGATAGCGCGAAAATCACGTCCCGTGTAATTCTCTCCCCATTCGGTCGCGGTATCAATCATCGCCTGAATCAACAAGTCGTCGGCAGTGGTAGTTATTTTTAGATAACTTTTCATTGCCGACAAACTGACAGGCGATGCTACCAATGAGACCCGTTTATATATTTTTGTGTCCATCAGCACAAAACAACCGCCCAACACTGCCACAGCAGCAAGTACGCCGCCTGCAGTTGTGCCAGTTGACACGATAGATAAACGCTGGTAGCGTTTTTTACCGATTGAACCAACGCGTTTTGCAACATTGTCATCAGTAGCAACAAAGCCAGTTAATACGCCTAGTACTTCATCAGCTGGAACAGCCGCTGCATCAGATAAGCCAGAGTCATCGCCCTGCTCTAATAATAACGCATAAGCGCCATCGGTGATTGCACCTGATTGGATAACATATTCTAGCGACTCAAAACCTCTTGTGTCGATAATGTTACCAGCTGTTGTTGTGTTAGTAGCTATAGTTTGACTATTTAAAGCTACTTCTTGTTTTACATTGCTGTGTAAATCGTAGTCAGCCATGATCTTTCTCCTATTTAATTGGTTTAAAAGCTAGGGCCGAAGCCCTAGCGTATTAATGACGTTAGACTTTAACTTGTAGCAATTTAATTGCTTCAGGTAAAGTAACTTGTCCAGTGTTCCAACGTTGCAACGTAAATTCAACAATCGCTTGTTTTTTACGAGTTACGTCATCACGAATGACAGCTAAACCTGTACGATCAATGATTGTATAACCACGAACAAAATCACCGAAAGCAACTGGAATAGAGGCACTTGCGATGTCAGGCATATCATTTGCAATCAAGTACGGGAAGCCGTTAATTGTGTTCATCACAACGCCATTCATGCCTGGTTGCCATAAAGGATGCCCATCACTGCCTTTTAATGTACGTAAAAATGCTAACGTACGACGGTTGAATACATAAACAGGATTGTAGCCTGTTTTCAAATCGCCAGTTAGGTTCATAACGTCATCAAAGCCGATAGTTGATGAAGCAGCTGATACACGAGCATTTGAAACAACACGGTCATCAACAGTAAAGCCTTCAGGTTGTTTGAAGCCTGTACCTGCTACGAATCCTTGACCTTCGCCCAGTGCAAATGATTCTGCACCATCGGACATGATTTCAGCTTCCATATTGAACGCTGCATCTGTCAACATATCCATTGTAACTGGGATAGTTACAGTTTGACGGAATGCAGTTAACGTTTCGTTGCTGTAGGTAGATGTATCTTCGCCACCTGTTTCTGCTTCGCCTTCATATTGTGCGGCAGGAATAGTGTTACGAACTGGCACAGCTAAAGACTTAGCACCGATTGTACGTACACGAGCGATAGAGCGAATGTTGCTAACTTCAGTGATTTTCTTAGTAATAGCATTGTCCATTTCTGCCATTACAAGGAAACCGCCTTGCACATCGCTGTCAGTACGTAATACTGCTTTTTGCTCTTGCGTAATAGCATAAGCGCCTTCTTTAACGAAGATATCTAAAGCTTTATACTCTTCAGAATCGCGGTAGTTTTTGCCTTCGCTAGATTTTCCAGCTCGTGCAAGTTCAACTTCTAGAGCATCCATGCGCTCTTTGATTT